TCGCTCTGGGTTTCAGCCTGACGGAAGAGGCCATCGAGGACAACCTCTATGACTCGCTGTCGGCTCGTTATACCAAGGCTCTGGCTCGTGCAATGGCTTACACCAAGCAGGTGAAGGCTGCTGCGGTTCTGAACAATGGCTTCTCCGCCAGCTACCCCGGTGGCGATGGCGTGGCTCTGTTCTCCAATGCGCACCCGCTGGTGTCTGGTGGTACCAACAGCAACGTTCCTTCTACCCCTTCTGATCTGAACGAGACTTCTCTGGAAGCCGCCGTTATTCAGATCAGCTTGTGGACGGACGAACGCGGTCTGCTGATCGCTGCCAAGCCCAAGAAGCTGGTTGTTCCCCCTGCGCTGCAATTCGTTGCGACTCGTCTGCTGGAGACTGAACTCCGCGTGGCGACCGCCGACAACGACATCAACGCGCTGAAGAACAACGGTTCTATCCCCGAGGGTTACACGATTAATCACTTCCTGACCGATACGAACGCTTGGTTTTTGACCACGGACGTTCCTAACGGCATGAAGCACTTCGTGCGTACCCCCTTGTCGCAGTCGATGGACGGTGATTTCGACACCGGCAACGTCCGCTACAAGTCTCGTGAGCGTTACTCGTTCGGCTGGTCTGACCCGCTGGGCATGTTTGGCTCGCAAGGTGCCTGATGAGAAGGGGGCTTCGGCCCCCTTTTCTTTTTCCTGAGATGGGTGTATAAATCACCCCAAGTCCAAGATTCCCCACTGCTTGCTGACCGGCTTGGCGGACTGACCTCACAGACAGCAAGCGCAAAATGAGGAGCCTTCAATGGCACGCACTACCTTCTCCGGCCCGGTTAAGTCTGACAATGGCTTTGAGGGCGCAATCACTGGTAACGTGATTGGCAACGTCACTGGTAATGTGACTGCCACCACCGGTACTTCGACGTTCAACAACGTTGAAATCACTGGTAACACGGGCGTTGGCAACGCTGCTACCGATACCATCGGTTTCTACGGCGCAACCAAGATTGTTCGCCCGACGACCGCCGTGACGGCTGCCGCTTTTGTGGCAAACAGCAGCGGCATTACCGACGACACAGCCACGTATGGTGGCTACACCATGGGTCAAGTTGTCGCGGCGCTCAAGAACCTCGGTCTGCTGACCTGATAGGGGGGCATCGCCATGATGCAAACCGACGTTAAAGCCGGGTACGTCTCTACGACGTCCACGGTATACGCAGCGCGAACCCGGTTGAAAGGGCTGTTTATTACGCCCGGAACAGCTACGGGTTCCGTTGTCGTGCGTGATGGTGGGGCAAGCGGTACGGTCCTTATCTCGACCGCTACCGCGCAAGATGGAACGCCTTTTTCCGTGATCATTCCCGGTGAGGGCGTTCTTTGCGCTACTGACATTCACGTGACCCTTACTGGCACCGGCACAACGGCTGTGGTGTTCTATGGCTAAGACCCCGGCATGGCAGCGCAAGGAAGGGAAGAACCCCAAGGGCGGGCTCAATGCAAAAGGCCGCGCCTCTGCGAAAGCCCAAGGGATGAATCTCAAGCCGCCCGCGCCCCATCCGAAGACGGAGAAAGACGCGGGAAGACGGCGGTCCTTCTGCGCCAGAATGTCTGGGATGCCAGGGCCAATGAAGGACGAGAAGGGCAAGCCGACTAGAAAGGCGTTGTCTTTGAAGGCATGGAACTGCTGATATGGAACGTAGTCCTCTCCTTCATCTCTGCGATCATCATCTGGGTGATCAAGAGTCATGCGGACGAGGTGAAGCGAATTCAGATTCTCCTCAACCGTACGCGGGAGGAGCATCTGGACAAGTTCGTGACCAAGGCAGACATGCACAACGATTTCAACCGCGTCATAGCGCGGTTGGACCGGCTAGATGAGAAGCTCGATGCTTTTATGAAGGAGCAACGAAGTGCCATCAACTAGCAAGAAGCAACACAATTTCATGGCGGCGGTGGCCAACAACCCATCGTTTGCCAAGAAGGCAGGCGTCCCACAGTCCGTGGGGAAAGAGTTCATCAAGGCCGACAAAGGCCGCAAATTTTCAAGAGGTGGCGAAATGGCTGAATCCAAAGCGATGATGAAGAAGGAAGTGTCTTTCATGAAGAAGAAGGGCGCTCCCAAATCCATGATCAAGCATGAGATGAAAGAAGCTGGCATGAAGAAGATGGCCAAGGGTGGTATGGCCGCTTCCAAGATGGGTGCTGTGAAGACCGCTGCCCCCAGCCGTGATGGTGTTGCCGTGAAGGGCAAGACCAAGGGCACGATGATCAAGATGAACAAGGGCGGCAAAGCCTGCTAAGGAGACCGCGATGCCCGGAATTCGTAAACCCACTGAAAAAGAGACCGCCAAACTTGAGCAGTCTCGTGAGCTTATGCGCAAGGGCATCGCAGGAGAACAGGACTTTATGTCCAAGTTTTCCACCACGATGGCCAAGTCTGCGCGTGATGACATCCGTGCGGCCAAGGCCATGCGGGAGTCCGTGCCTTCTGCCGCTCGTGAATACGAGGCGTACCAGCAGGCGGGATACAAGAAGGGTGGTTCTGTTGGTTCCGCGTCCAAACGTGCTGATGGTTGCGCCGCTCGTGGCAAGACCAAAGGCAAGATGATTTCGATGGGGTAATCATGAAGTTCAGCGACGTATCTCCGTTAGCCGGTATTGCTACCGGTGAAGGTCTGGGTAACCTGACTCAGTTTGGTGCTCTTGGCGCTGTGGCCGATGCCATCCGCCGAGATCGTGAAAAGGATAAAGAACGGCAACAGCAGCAACAAACTGGTGTGGCTCCCACTAGCGCAGGTATGAAGGCTGGTGGCAAAGTCAGTTCTGCTTCTAAGCGTGCTGATGGTTGCTGCGTTCGTGGCAAAACTCGCGGAAAGATTGTCTGATCATGATGGCGTCGCGCGGTATGGGGGCCATCTCCTCCTCCAAAATGCCAAAGGCAAAGGTCAAGCAGCGTCGTGATGACACGAACTTTGACCAGTATGCTGAGGGTGGCGCGGTGAAGTCCAAGGTCAATGAGGCCGGGAACTACACCAAACCGGGCATGCGCAAATCGCTGTTTGAGAAGATCAAGGGTCAGGCTGTTCAAGGCACTGCGGCAGGTCAGTGGAGCGCACGCAAGGCGCAGCTTCTGGCCAAGCAGTACAAGGCCAAGGGTGGCGGCTACCGTGACTAAAAAGTCGCAGCAGTCGCTGAAGGATTGGACCGCGCAAAAGTGGAGGACCAAGAGTGGTAAACGATCTTCTGACACGGGTGAAAGGTATCTTCCAGAGGCTGCGATCAAAAGTCTTTCCTCCCAAGAATACGCAGCCACAACCCGAGCAAAACGAGCAGGCAAAGCCTCCGGCAAGCAGTTCGTAAAGCAGCCGAAGGGTATTGCCAAGAAAACCGCGAGGTTCCGTTAAATGACCACCACCGGCACTTCAGTCTTCAACCTTGACGTCAACGACCTCATTGAAGAGGCGTTTGAGCGTTGTGGGCAGGAATTGCGCACGGGCTACGACTTCCGCACTGCGCGGCGTAGCCTCAACCTGCTGACGATTGAATGGGCCAACCGGGGCATCAACCTCTGGACGATTGAAGAAGGACAGCTTCCGCTGTACCCCAATCAGGTCATCTACGCGCTGCCCAACGATACGATTGATCTGTTGGATCAGGTCACGCGCACCTACGCGGGCGCGGGTACCAATCAGATCGACATCAACATCAATCGGATCAGTGAGTCCACGTACTCCACGATCCCCAACAAGTACGCTCAAGGCCGTCCCATTCAGGTCTGGATCAATCGGCAGACGGGTGAGACCAATGCAACAACGGCTCAAGTTGCTACCCAGACTGTTCAGCCTGCGGATACCACGATCTATCTGAACGACGTGACCCAATTGGCCGCTGCCGGGTTCATTCAGTTGGGTAGTGAGTTGATCAGCTACAGCACGCTGGTGCAGCCAAGCCCCAGTTCTACCGCTGGGTACTTGAGCTACTGTGGCCGTGGCCAACAGAACACGATTGCTGGCACGCACACTGTAGGAACCGCCGTGTCGGTGGCCCGCCCACCTTCAATCAACATTTGGCCAGTGCCCAACCAAGGCTCTGTAGGCAATCCGTACTACATGTTTGTGTATTGGCGTATGCGCCGCATTCAGGATGCGGGTTCTGGCGTCAAGACGCAGGACATCCCGTTCCGCCTGCTGGAGTGCATGGTGGCAGGGCTTGCCTACAAGATGTCGCTGAAGCTGCCCAACATGGACCCTTCACGTGTGGCCATGCTCAAGGCAGAGTACGAACAGCAGTGGCAGTTGGCAGCGGAGGAAGACCGCGACAAGGCCAACGACCGCTTTGTGCCACGAGTTCTGTTCTACAGGTGACGTATGGCAGGGCCAAAGTACGCATCAGCCAAGTACACGATTGCGGAGTGCGACCGCTGCGCACAGCGGTACCTGCTCAAACAGTTGCGCAAGCTGACCATTAAAACCAAGATGGTGAGCATCAAGGTGTGCCCGGAGTGCTGGGAACCCGACCAACCCCAGTTGCAACTTGGCATGTACCCGGTTTACGACCCGCAGGCCGTGCGCGAACCTCGTCCTGATGTGAGCTATTTTCAGTCTGGCCTGAACGGACTCCAGACGCTAGATACGGTTGGTTTGTCGCAATCTCAAACCGGTAGCCCCGAAGGGGGTAGCCGGGTGTTCCAGTGGGGTTGGAATCCGGTAGGCGGGTCACGAGGTTTTGATACCGCGTTAACCCCAAATTACTTGGTTTTGCAAGCCCAAGTTGGTACAGTAACGGTAACTACGACGTAAGGAGTCGGAAATGGACAAGATGAAAAAGGTTGCCAAGGAAGAAGTGAAGGCGCACGAGAAGCGCATGCACGCTGCCAAGATGGCCAAGGGTGGTAAGACCAACGCCCAAATGAAGGCTCTGGGCCGTAATCTGGCCAAGGTTGCCAACCAGAAGAAGTCGTCCTTCACCTACAAGAAGGGGGCCTGATCATGGCCAAGTTCAGCAAGAAGGTGATGGGCAAGGAAGTTGGCCAAGCCGACATCTACGCTCAGCCACACACGATGCAAGGCAAGGCTTTGAGTGAAGCCGAACTGGCCAACGGCTACCGTAAGGAGCCGACCGCTGCCAATTCCGTGAAGATGTCGGTGGGCAACATCAATCGTGATGGCTACGATCCTGCACCCAAGACCACGGGTATCAAGATGCGTGGCACGGGTGCGGCCACCAAGGGCGTTATGTCTCGCGGTCCGATGGCCTGAATATGGACTACCAAGAACTGTTCGACGCTGTTCAGTCGTATTCGGAAAATACGTTTCCGGCCTTTGACCTGTCCAACGGGTCACAGGACACTACGACTGAACAGATCAATCGGTTCATTCGGCAGGCCGAACAGCGCATCTACAACACGGTGCAGTTCCCGTCGCTTCGCAAGAACATGACGGGTAACATTCAATCAGGTAACAAATATCTCAAAGCGCCGGATGATTTTTTGGCGGTGTACTCGTTGGCGGTGTATCCGGTCGGTGGTGGGGACTATGAATACTTGCTCAACAAGGATGTGAACTTCATCCGAGCAGCGTACCCCAACCCGACGACGGACACTGGCA